CGTTTATAAATAGTTTATTATTATGTATTGGTTGCGGCGGCTTGTAAAGTAGTTCCTACTCTTCTACCGTCCATATTGATATTCTTACCTTGCTTAACTGCTACTATTAATTCATCAATTTTTGCAATTAATTTATCATTGCTTTCTCCTTTTGCAGAACCTTCTTCTCCCCCTCCTGTTATACCTGAAATAAAATCTCCTATTGCTCCTACTGCAGCCATTGCTGGTGCTGCGAAGGCGGCTGTCGTTATAAGGTCTTGCATCTCTTCTAGCTTCTCAGTCTCCATTGTCGCTAAAGCTAATCCAATACCTCCTAAAGCAGCGGCGATAGCTGTTAAAGACCCTGCTACTGATTGTAAAGGTGTAGCCATATCTACTAATGTCTGAAGATCTGCTAACAAACCTCCACCTGTTAAGAAAGAAGCTACGCCTCCTGCTATACTTCCTGCTGCCATTGCAGCTGAGAAAGCTGTTAAACCTACAGCGGCACCTAACAATGCGGGTCCAAGAAGAGCCATGTTCATCACCTTCTCTAAGGTAACTGAATCCATTAATGTAACAAAGCCAGCTGCTACAGCTCCCACTAGTGTTGCAATTCCGTTAAATACAGATGTTATTACTGTCCCAAATGCTTCAATTGCTGGTGCTAATAAGCCGATAGCGAATGATAAAGGTATCATTGCAATTCCAAACGCTCCTAAAGCGGCTATACCTAACCACAGTAACGGGTTAGCGGCTGCTGTTCCGAAAGCTGTTAAACCTGTTGCTAATCCTGTTAAACCAGCGGCTACCATTGAACCGGTTAGTGCAACGAATAACATTCCAGGAATAGCTCCTAACATTAGTATAAATGCACCGGCTGTAAGTGCTACAGCTGCTACGCCTGCAAAAGTACTAGACATACTCTGTAATCCGGTTGCTAGTGCTGTTAATCCTGTTGAAGTTGAGGAACCTAAAGATCCTATCGCTATCATACCTGGTATACCTACTATTGATAATATAAATGCACCTGCAGCTATAACTAATGCTCCGGCTCCTAATAGAACTGATCCAGTCCCCATAGAAGTTAAACCATTAGCTAACCCTGAAAGTCCGGTTTGTAGTTTTTCTCCGTCTAGGTTCTGTATTAATCTAGCTCCTACATACCCTGGTATAAAACCTACTAATCCTAAAGAAGCAACAACTAGTGCGCCGGCTCCGCCAACTACACTCATATCAGCCATCTCTTTTAGACCTGTAGCTAAACCTATTAGACCTGTCTTTACTTTTTCTCCATCTAATCTTTCTACTAATTTAGCACCAAGGTACCCAGGAATAAATGCTACTAATCCAATAGAAGCAGGTATTAATGCTAATGCACCTCCTACTACTTGCATACTAGCCATCTCTTTTAAACCAGCTGCTAAATTAGTAAAGAATTCTTTTAATTTTTCACCATTTGATTTTGGATCTTCTGCTTCAGAAGCGGAATTCGCTGCTTCTACAGATTTATCTGCTCCACCTTTTACAGCATCTTCAGCTTTTCCTGGTCCTTTTGCAAATCTACCTTTAGCATCTCTAAACCTACCTTGAGCATCTTTTGTAACTTCCCCAGCTTTATCTCCCCCGCCTCCTAAGATTTTATCCTTAAGTCCTGATGCCATTTTTCCAATACCGCCGAAGTTCTTTTTCAGATTAGTAAAGAGGCCTCCAGCTACGTCAGGATTGAATGCGTCTTTAAGTGACTTAGCTATCAGTAAAATACCTCCTCCTATAGCAAGTTTTGTTACCATAGAAAGGATTGTACCAAATCCTCCTCCAATTTCTTTTAAACTATCAGCCCATGACATTAACATGCCTATAGGTTTTGCAATATACCCTAGAATAGTACCAAAAGTTTCTGCTATAGGTACCAATATCTCTAACATAGGTGTCATTGCCTGAGCTAGTTTATCTAAAGATTTTTGAAGATTTTCTTGAATGTCCATTCGTTTGGACTCTTCTAAAGTTACTCCTCTAATAGCAGCTTTTTCTTTCTCGGTCATACCTGCTTGTATGCCTTTTTGAATAGCCATTTCTCCTAACTGGTCTCTAGACATTCCTAGAGCTTTCGCATAAGCTTCTTGCTCGTAACGGTTCATCTTAGCATATTCAGAAATATCTGCAGAGTTTTTAAATATCTCATTAGATACTCCTTCAATATCATTCTGTAAAGCTAATTCTCTTGCTTTATTTAGATTTAATTGTTTTCCTGTTAATAGTTCAGCTTCCATTTCAGCTTCAATAGAAGACTGAAAATCAAGTAAGTTATCCATTACCCCGTCCATATCTTTCAGCTCCATTCCAATCCTACGAGCGGCTGCTGCTGCGGATGCTAATTTTCCTGGGTATTGTGCAAATTGTGCTTGTGTAGCTTTAGAAGACTTATGCATGTCTCGAATTACTTGCGCACTAGAAATAGCCGCATCATTCGTATTATTAAATGCTTCTGTTGAGGCCTGTACCTGGGCTTCTAAACCTGCCATCGTATTACCTGAAAGTTTTGCATTAACTGCTAACATTCCGGCGTTTTCTGCTGAAAGTCCTAATTCATTTTTAAGTCCTGCAGCTGCGGCAATAAGGTCTGGTCCTAAAGCTACTACAGCATTGGTTCCTATTTGCGCTGATAATTCACTAGCTGTTTCAAGAAAGTCTACTGATGTTGCTAATTCTGAATTTGCTCCTGCTAACGCGTCGGCATTCATTCCTGTTTGTTGTTGGAATTTAGCGCCTGCTTTATCTACTTTAAAGAAAGCATCTACTATCTTTAACATTATTGTTAACGGATCAAATAAAGCAGAAGCAAAGCCGCTTGCTAATGGTCCTAAGCCGGCCATTAATACTGATAATCTACCGCCTTGTTGAGCACCTGTTGCAATTGCCTTAGCGGTTTTTTGCATATTATCTTTAGCCTCACTTACAGCATCTTTAAATAAGTTGGAATTCATACCTAACTTACTCATCGCCGAGTCTGCTGCATCGATTACGGCACCGCCAACTCCCATTAGTTTATTAACCTTTTTTTGCTCTTCTTTTACATCATTAATTTTCCCTTCAAGTGCTGTAAGAGCGTTTCCTTGATCTAAGTAGAGTGCTAAAGAGGCTTTCTGTTCTTCTGTTAAGTCTTTAGAATTCTGTAGGGTCTGTAATGCTCTATCTAGCTGATCCTCTTCTAACTTGCCTCCTTTTTTAACTATATCTACATACTCTTTTATTATTTCCAGATCTTCTTGCGCAGTTTTTGATAAATCTGTTGAATTAAGAATAGATCTAGTTTCATCCTCTAATATCTTTTTATTAAGTTTTAACTTTTCAGTTAAATCGTCTAAGTTTTTAGTAGATAAGTCTTTTATACCCTGTTCATTCATTTTAAGATCTTCTGCAATAGAAGTAATCTTTTTCATGGATCCTCGGATCTTTTGTAGAGCGTCAGGTTGTTTATTAAATTCAGATGAGATTGCTCTAACCTGATCATAAAGACTTGTTGCAGAATCAGCGGTATCTTCAAAAGAATTCTGTACTCCTTTAAGTTCGTTACGTAGACTTTGAATATTTTTCACAGCCTCTCCGTCCGTATAAACCAACGGAGTTTGATTAAGCTTTGCTCTCAAGGTATTAATCTCCTGTAAGAGTCTCTTTGCTTCTTCTAATTGTTTATTATTCTCAGCCATCTACTAGGTGTACTTATATCATATAAATAGGTAAAGCTCGCTTTATGGGCGAGCCTTAGTACTATAAGAAGGTTTTCTAACTGAAGGTCCTCTTGGAGCAGATTGACTTGGTGTTTTGCTCTTAGATTTATTCATAGCTTCCTGTTCTTTTTCGTAGAATTCATTCATCTTCTGAAAGGTAAAATTACGTAACCATATAGGCATTGCATATACAGTGTCATGATCATACCCACCTTTTCCGTGAAATACTATTTCATGAATCTGGTTGAAGATGTTTGCTCTATACGTTGGCGTCAGGCCAAAGAAAGTTAACCCCGATTGGAATGTCAACCCCTCCTTCTGGTCCATTTTCTGGATAGAATTTCAAATCTACATCTGGTTGGAATTGAACTACATACTTTCTAAATGCACGTGTGTCTCTTGCTAAGAAGTGATTATCTACAAAATCTCTAATACTTTTAGGATCAGTAGCTCCATTTACAGAAACAATCATATGTTTTAATCTAGTTGATAATTCCGGAGAAGCATCTTTACTTATCTTTTTAAGACCTTTTACTTCTTGTTGAATCTTTTGTTCATCCCCGTGAGTAAGTAACTTAAATGTAAGTTTATTACCTGTTGATGGTAATTCGAAAGCAAATTCATTTACTCTATCTTGGAATAAGCTTTCATCGAAAACTTTATTCTCAATTAAAGATAAATCTACATTTTCAACTTGACCTTGATAGTTAAATTCGTAATCTTTACCGTATCCTAGCACTCTTGCTGCAATTAAGATAGCATTCTTGTCTCCTACTAAAAGATCGTCGTAGTTAAACTTAGTTACAAGTAGAGACTGTAATAGCTTGTCGATTACAACTCCTCTTTCAATAAAGCCTTGGTTTGTTAAGATGTCTTCCTCTTTAGCTGTCATGTACTTCATTTCTACTGTACCTGATGCTAGTGGATGTTCTGCCGGGTATAATAACCCTTTGGAAGGTAAGTCTACAATTTCTGTAGGGAATTTTTGTGTTTGATCCATAAATTTTATTTTAAATAACGTTATTTCATATAAATATATGAAAAATAACTTTTGTAAACAACAAAAAACCCGGAAGAATTTTTCCGGGCTTATTTTACTATTTTAATTCTTTATTATGCTGGTTTTATGTTCTTTTCGTCTACATAAAGTCCTCCTGAGATAAAGAACTGGTTTTGATGTTCTGGAGTTGTTACAAAGTATTGGGTTTTTCCATTTTGTTTAAGTGGTTTACCGTTAGAAGCTCTTAAGCTAATTTTTCTAGGGGTAGTTTCCCATTCTGCACCATCGTGTCCTCCTTGAGTAATGTAAACTTTATCACCGTCTTTAAACTTAGCACCGCCGCCAAATAGGCCCATAAATTCGTTAACTTCGCCGGATGCTTGTCTTGAATTAGTAGTTAATTTATTTTCTACTAAGAATTTTCTTAAATCAAAATTTTCCATTGTTTTTTTTTAAAATACTGTACTTATATATTTTAGGCAGATTAGTAGTTAAGTACGCAGTAGTCCATCGCTACAGTGATTGTTAATTCAACACCATCGCTAGTTGACCAGTCCAAAGAACCTTGGGCCATATTTACGATGAATGCTCCTTTAACGATCCACTCTGATACGATATCACCTACTGGTCCTAAAAGATTCAAAGTCAAATCTTTTTTGTAGAAATCTGAATAACCAGCTCTACCGGTTACTGATTCGTATGATTGACGAGCCCAGTCCATTACTGCTTGAGCGCCTGATGGGTTAATTGGATCGTACAATGTCATATCCATGTTTTCCCAGTTTCTTTTCCCACGAATCTTTCTATAAGAGTTGATGTGATCTAATTTGATCTCCTCATCTGTGAAAGATGGTGCAGTAACCGCCTTAACCATGAATGATGGTATAGCGTCACTGTATAGGATGAATCTATTCTGTACCTTCGGTTCGAAGGCTCTGAACATAATTTCGTTAGAATCTAATACTGCCATTTTATTATCTGTTTTATATAAATATCAATTATTTTAATTATGCTACAAACGTTGCACCTGTTGGTTCAATTGTGAAGTCAAGTACTACGAATTCTGCAGTCTTAGCTGGTTGGATAAAGATCTGACCAACGATCTGATTTCTGTCTACGATATCAGCTGTGTTGTTAGAGTCATCCATTACAACTCTGTAAGCATATAAACCTTGACGTTGAACTACTGATTCTAAGTAAGGATTAACGATTGCTAAGAATTTGTTTCTTGTAGCGATTGTATTTTGTTCGAATACTAAGTTATTAGCTTGACCTCCGATGAAGCGTTTCAATTCGATTAATAAACGGCGTACGTTTACTCTATCTAAAGCTGAAGCTTTTTTCTGTAAAGTCTTTTGACCATATACTGCAATACCTTGTCCAGGGAATGTAGCAATTGGGTTAACGTTAGAACGATATAATAAATCACGTTGCTCACGGCTAACTTTACGTTCTGCTTGAATTACGTTAGGAATACCTCCTTTAACTAAACCTGCTGGTGCGAACCATGGTGCTGCTGCACTATCAGTGAAAGCGTAAACACCTGGTATTACTGTTGAAGCAGGAACCCATTCGTTCTTACCTGTAGAAGATTGAGTTTGTAACCAAGGCCAGTAAGCTGCTGCATAAGAAGAGTTAACTGTTCCTGCTGCTGCTGTTGTATTTGCTACTGTTGCACCGTATTGCTCTAAATCAATTACTGCAATTGCATCTCCTCTACCTTCTACTAATGAGATGATAGAATCTAATTGTGTTTTATGAGTACCGAAGTCGTATATAAGACCTGGAGCTGTTACGATATTGAATTGGTATTCGTCTTTATTGTTTAAGATTGAAATAGCATCTGCATAATTTGCTGCTAATAAACCTTGTGTATCTGTATTGCTAATATTTTTGAAGAATTTAGCTTGTTTACCTGCTCCTGCAAATGGTGCGCCTGATGCATTGTAGAATGAACCTGACTGAGCTACCGGAAGAGATCCTGAAAGAGAAACTCCTGCTAAGCTGTTAACTGTTACACCGTCGTTAGCTAAGTAATTTAAAGTTGGACGACTTACCGCCTTTACTCTAATGTAGTTAGATTTGTTTACATATTCCCCTGTTGTACTAACAAACACCTCTGAACCTTCTACTGTTTTTGATACAGATTGGTTACCAATTACTCTTTCGATATAATTTTCTGAGTTTGGATCTAATGATAAATCGTTAAATGTTTCTAAGATAATCTTATTTTTTCTACTATCATCTCCTCTACGTACTAATAATGAGAATGTACCGCTAGTATTATTAACGTTTACGATTTCGTATCTAATGTTATCGGTATTGCCTAAAGCAAGAGAACCGTCTGCGTTATGAACAGCTGTTGTTGAAAGAGAGCCAGTTGCATTATTGTAGATAGCACCTTTACCTAAAGTTTCCAATTGGAAAGGGTTAGTAACTGATCCACCAATAGTTGTTATTGTAGTGTTATCTGCTGCTGTGTAAGAGCCTGATACTACTCTAGTAACTAATGCTGTGTTTCCTCCTTGTTCAAAGTAGCTTTTTACTGCGATTGATGTTAAGTACTCATAAGAATTAGAACCAGATTGTATTGTGGTTCCGAATAATCTTTGATACTGTCCGTAAGAAGTCACTACTGTAGGTTGTTCTACCGGGCCTTTTACTGTTGGACCAATAAACGCTGCACCTACTGCAGCCGCTTGTGGTTGGATAAACGAAATATCATTTTCTCTCGTTAATACACCTGGTGAAATTAATGTTTCTGCCATGTCTCTATTATTTGTTAGTTGGGTTCTAAAATAAATATCTTAATAAATTCGAAACCCTTTTCAAAAGATTTAATTTAACTACGTATATAAATAGGTGTATTCGACTAAAACACTCTACCTATATTTTTTAAGCTTCTGTTATATCCCCTGTTTCTAAATTAAGGTGAACTTTTTGAAATCCGTACTTAGTTTGTAAATCTGCTGCGATTGATTTTTCGGCTTCTTTCAAAGAATTATAAAAATTTTCTGCGGCTTGTTTACGAGTCTTTAATTCAAATTCAGCTAAAAAAATTGCTGCTAACTCTTCGTTTAGTTTGATTTTTTGAGACTGTATCATCTTAACACCGTCTATCTCTTCTTGTTGTAACTTTTGTTCTTGTGACATTTTTATAACTTTTAGTTTTTACAATTTGGTAATTTGAGAGTTAGGTCTTGTATAATTCCTAGCTTTCTTTCTTTTATATAATTAGTCCAAAGGATGCTCCCTTCGTAGTTTTCTGTATACTTTTTTTTGAGGTAAGAATCAAGTGCATAAATATCGTCAAAAAAATCAGTATAACTTCGTTTGAACAATCTCTCTATACCTTCCGGATAAGCTGTAAACATTCTTTCATCTAATGTCTTGTATAGGTACCGTCCGTAAAGGAACTCTTCTTTCTTTTTACCCTCTAATAATGGATGTGCATGTATAGCAGCTTCTGTAAAATACTGTTCTACATTCTTATTATATTCTATACGGTCTGTCTCTAAATCTGGTTTAAATTTAATAATAGTAGAATAGTCATTGAGATCGTATATTAAATTTGCAGCTTGGTATGTAGAGTGTAGTATTAAGTACTTCTTCTCTTCGTACATCGGAACTTCCATATTAATTGTAATCCTGGTCTTATATTGATGTCTCATCAACTTATTAACCCATCTTAAATTTTCTGGGGTGTTCCAAGTGCTTACATACGTATGAACTTCTTCATCTAAATCTTCTATAAATTTTATAAAATTATCTGAAAAGTTAGTTAAAAGTCCTGATATTATAACCGCTTTAGCCATTTAAGAATCTGGTATTACCGTAATGTATAACTCTATTCATATCTGATTTATATTCTCTCCAAGGATCAACTATAACAGAGCCTTTTGGAAAGTTAAAATCATGGTGTTCTTTATAATGAGCAAGTAAGTAAATTCCTGCTACAGGTTCTTCAATATCGTATAAAACCTTATAACCTTGTTTTTCTACATAATGTCCTACTAATATCGAGGAAGAACCATCTTCAAAAGGAACTCCTGGTTTGTAGGATTTACCTAAAATAACTACAGGTAATTTATGAAGTTTAGCGTAAAGAACCAACTTATTTGCTAAATTTTTTGCCTGCACTTCTCTAGCTTTCATAATAGAGTCAAACAAGTCGTAACCTAATCTTAGCTTTTCAGCTAAAAATCTTAATGCTATATTATCACGAGGGTGGCAACCTCCACCGTCCCCCATTCCAGCTTTCATGTAAGCAGGTCCTGTTATCCTCTTTGTGCTTCTTTCTAAAGCTCCTGTTACAATATCTGTATTAATGTTACCGTTCTTTTCAGCTACATCTTGTATCATATTAACAAGAGCTACTTTAGTTGATATAAACGTATTGTAAAATATCTTTATTGATTCAGCTTCATCCCAAGTTCCTATTTCACATCTGGTCTTCGGATTAATAAAGGTACCATAAAATTCTGTTAATTTATCTGCGTCACCTGTTCTCGACCCATCTTCTGTTCCTATTATTAACATCTCAGGATTAACCATATCGTACTTAACTGTACCCATGGCTATTAGGTATGGGTTGTATATGAATCTAGGGTTAGTAATTAATGGTATCAACTCTCGTCTAATAGTTCCCGGTAATACGGTGGATATTAGAACTACAAGCTGGTTTTCATTAGTGTACTTATTTACCTTTGTTAAAACTTCTTTTACTATACCGTAGTCAAAATCTCTATTCTCTAAATGAGAAGTAGGGTAACGTCCGTCATAGTCTGGGTGATGCGGGGTAGGTACGGCTATAAAGATTAAATGTTTGTTTTTACACACTTCTTCTATACTGCTAACCATTTTAAAACCAACTGTTGCGGCTACGTCTTTATTT